CCATTTGAATTCTATGCCGTTCTACAAAAATATAATACCCCAAATAGAAACGGTAGATTTTATCCCGAAACAATCCTAAAAAGAGAGGCCGATAAGATATAAAAAAACCATTCAAAAAGGACTATCAACATCAGAATTAAATCACCCAGAATCGTCTTTAATTGATTTAGATAGAGTATCTCATTTGATTACTGATATATGGTGGGAAGGAAATGTTTTGATGGGAAAATTAAAATTATTAACATCTCCAGGATTTCATGAAAGAGGATTTGTTTCAACAAAAGGAGACCAAGCCGCTAATTTGATGAGACAAGGTGTAACGTTAGGTATATCATCAAGAGGAGTTGGCTCCTTGAAAAAGGTTGGAGACAAAAACGAAGTACAGGATGATTTTGAATTAATTTGTTTTGACTTAGTGTCTTCACCATCAACACCAGGAGCTTATTTATTTACTGAACCTGATGGTAGATTTGCGTTTGAAGAAAACTTACAAGAAGAAAATGAAATGAAAGCTGCAAGAACAGTTAACAAATCGCTTGATTTAATGGGAAGACTTACCGATTATTTAGGAAAATAAATAATTATGGAAATGGACGAAAAATATTTTGTGGCAAAAATCCAATATGATTTGCCAGATGAAAACACAGGAAAAATTAAAAAGGTAAGAGAAGAAAAACTTGTAAAAGGTTATTCTGTTACTGATGTTGAAGCTAAAGTTACTGAAGCTTACAAATCATTTAGTTATGATTGGAGAATTACTTCGGTAAGTGAAAGCAAAATTGACGAAGTGTTTGAGTAAACAAAAAAATTAAAAAAAGATTAAAAGGGGACAAAAGTCCCCTTTTTTTATTAATAAACTAAAAAAAAATAATTTTTCTAAACATCTACATATTTATTTAATAAAATAACTACGCAATGGCAGAAAAAAACTTAGTTGAAGAAGCATTAATCCAAATACAAAATTTGGAAGAAGCTATCAATGAAAACGCAAAAGAAATACTTCATTCTACAATGAAAGAAGAAATTAGCGAATTAGTAAAAGAGTCTATGAAAAATGAGGCTGAAGAAGAAGATGAATTTGAAGTTGAAGACGAATTTGAATCTGAAGATGAATCAGAAGAAGATGACGAATTTGAATCAGGTGACGAGTCTGAAGAAGACGAGGAAGAGATTGAATTCGGAACTGAAGATGATGACGATTCTGAAGAAGACGAATTTGACATGTCAAATTTATCTGATATGGGTGGTGATGACGAAATTGATTCTATTGAGATTCAAGATTTATCTGACGAACCAATGGAGAAAGTTTTAAAAGCTTTCAAAGAAATGAAACCAACTGATTCTTTTGAAATTAAGAAAGAAGGTGATTTTATTCATTTAAAAGATGAAGACGATGAATACCTTATTCAAAATGGTTCTGAAGATGAAGAGGAAGAATTTGAGTTCTCAGATGAAGAAGACGAATTAGAAGAAGTCGTTTACGAAATTGAAATGAATGAAGAAGCTGAAGAAGAAGAGTACGAACTTGAAGAAAGTTGGTCTGAAGAAGAGGAAGAAGAATACGAACTTGAAGAAGACGTAGTATTTGAATCTACAAAACCAAAAGTTGGTAAAGGAGCATCAATTGGTAAAGCCAAATTTGAATATAAAAAATCAAAAGGTGGTTTTAACGAAAAGAAAGCTCACGCTAATCCAACTAAAGGAACAGGTAAACCTAAGTTTGAATTCAAAGAAGGTGAAATGTTTGAAATGGATAGTCCAACAGGTTCTGAAAAATTCACAAAAAAAGAAGCTAAAGAAGCCGCTCGTACTTACGGATTTGGTTCTAAAAAAGGACGTGGATTAAGAAAGGCAGTTACTCCAAACAGAAACTTGACTTTTGAAAGCCGTGAAATTATGGAAGAACTTGAAATGTTAAGAGCGAAAAATGAAGAATACAGAAAAGCTTTAAATATGTTCAGAGATAAACTAAATGAAGTGGCAGTATTTAATTCAAATTTAGCTTATGCAACAAGATTGTTCACTGAACACTCAACTTCAAAACAAGAGAAAATCAATGTTTTAAGAAGATTTGATTCAGCAGATACTCTTAAAGAATCTAAAGCACTTTATAAGACAATAAAAGAAGAGTTAAGTGGTAACACTACTAAAACTCAAATGACAGAATCTATTGAAAGAGTTGTTGAAAAAACTCCACAGTCAGGTTCAGCAGTTAATCTGATTGAATCTAAGACTTATGAGAATCCTCAATTCTTAAGAATGAAAGATATCATGTCAAAAATAATAAAATAAACTAAAAAATAAAAAACCTATAAAATAAATGGGAGCATTATTAGAAAGTGGATTAGTAGGTAACATCGGTCTTAAGCACTTGAAAGTTATCAAAGAAGACACTATAAACAAATGGGACAAATTAGGGTTCCTTGAAGGTCTTAGAGGCCACCTAAAAGAAAACGTTGCTCAGTTATATGAAAACCAAGCATCACATTTAATTAACGAAGCTACGACTGACGGAGCATCAGGTTCATTTGAAACTGTTGTATTCCCAATCATCAGACGTGTATTCTCTAAATTATTAGCTAACGAAATCGTTTCTGTACAAGCTATGAACTTACCAATTGGTAAATTGTTCTACTTTGTACCTCAAATCCAAGGTTATACTGGTGCTACATCAACTCCAGGTGGTGTACCAGGTGTTGCTAATCACCAAGCTCCATATGGTTCTCCAAATGGACCATCAACTCCAGGTGCTGGATATAATGATTCAAACGCATATCCTAAAAACCTTTATGATGCATTCTACGAAGGAACTGAGCCAGGGTTAAACCCAGGTGGTCTTTTTGATTATTCAAAAGGTGCATGGTATTGGGTGACAGGTGCAACTAACACTGTTGCTTGGTCAAACGGTACATTAATCTATTCAGCATACGGTGCTGGTGAATATAGAAAAGTTCTTATCACTTTATCAGGTTTCACAAACGCTGGTGAGGGTAAATTAATTGCTCCTGATGGACAAGAAATGGATACTGAAACATTCTTATCTGATTTAACACTTTTCCCATCACAAGGTTTGGCTAACCAAATCAATACTTCAGGTGGAAATGTTGGACTTTATACTCCACTTTTATATCGTGTTGTGACACAAAAATATGGTAAAGGTATTGTACAGTACGGTAGTACTCAATCAACTACTTTCCCTGATATCCCACGTGGTACTGTGTCTTACCCAGGTAACGGTGGTTCTTATAATAATGTATGTTCTCAAGATGGTAACATCATCTTAGAAATTGACTTACAAGTTCCAGCATGTATTTCTTGTAGTCAATCAACTCCTGATGGATACACAGGAACAACTATCTTAGCTGGTTCAGGTGCTACTAACGATTCATTCGTTAAGGCATATTGGAAGCGTTACCAAGAAATGGAATTTGAAGACAGAATTGGTGAAGTTTCTTTTGACCTTCAATCAGTAACAGTTTCTGTAACTGAAAGAAAGTTAAGAGCACAATGGTCTCCAGAACTTGCTCAAGACGTTGCGGCGTTCCACAACATTGATGCTGAAGCTGAATTAACAGCTTTATTATCTGAACAAGTTGCTGCTGAAATTGACCGTGAAATCTTACGTGACTTACGTAAAGGTGCAGCGTGGACATTACGTTGGGATTACAACGGATGGAAGCGTCTGAATAACCAATCAACTCCTTATACTCAAAAGGACTGGAATCAAACGTTGATTACTGCAATCAACCAAATTTCAGCTCAAATCCACAAGTCTACTTTAAGAGGTGGAGCAAACTGGATTGTTGTATCTTCTGAAATCAGTGCTATTTTTGATGACTTGGAATACTTCCACGTATCAAACGCGGCTCCTGAGCAAGACCAATTCAACATGGGTATTGAAAGAGTTGGTACTTTAAGTGGTCGTTACCAAGTATACCGTGACCCATACTTCCCACCAAACACTGTGTTGATTGGTCACAAAGGTACTTCTTTATTGGATACTGGATATATCTACGCTCCATACGTACCACTACAATTAACTCCAACTATGTATAACCCATTCAACTTTACTCCAATCAAGGGTATTATGACACGTTACGCTAAGAAAATGGTTAATAACCGTTTCTACGGACGTATCATCGTTGACGGTGTTCGTACATTTGACTTAAACGAATTAAGATAATCTTATCTTAATGAATAATAAAAAGGGACAAGAAATTGTCCCTTTTTTATTTGTCTAACATTCTTAAAGATTTTGATATTATTTCAGATTCTACTAAGGTAAATGCTCCTCGTTTGTATGCGGCAACTAATGATTGTATAATACAGTTATTAGCATCTTCTTTAGTTAAATTTAAAATAAAATAATCTAAATCTTCATTTGTATTAAATTCAAAAGTATCAAATAAAACAGTTTTTGGTGATAAATGGTTTATTTGATTTTTTATTTCATTAGTTAAATCTTCCATAATATTAGATATTTATATAATGATACGAAATAATTGTCATTATGAAAAGTAACCATCTGTTAGAAATATTAAAAAAATTAAAAGAATATGATAACTACATATCTGAAGCAACAACTTCAGGAGGTTCAGGTAGTTTTAGAGTACCTTTAAGACCCGGTTTTAAATTATGGGACAAAGATACTTTAGAACCTTTTACTTTATCTTTAAATGGTTATGACAATGCTGAAATATATGTTGATTCTTTAGATGGTAATATTGAAACTAAAGGTGTTAAAAGAAAAGAAGAAATGTCAGTGGCCATATCAAAATCAGATAAAAGAAATCCTATCTTAAATGATGATGATGGAAGTGATTTAAATGATAATCCACCTAACAAAAAATTACTTAAAAAAGTTTTTGGTAAGAAAAAAATTAAAGAGGCAACTGATGCCACTGTAAGTTCTGGTGAATATAATGCACCTGCAGAATTTAAAAAACCCAAATGGGATAAACATGTGTTATCACCATTTTTAATTGATTCTGAACATGAACATAATAAAATTGTAAATAAAAAAGAAATACAAGGAAAAATATCTTTTAAACATGGTTATAACGAAAAAGACCATCCAAATAAAGGTAAATCAAAACATATTATAACACCAACAGAAAATAAAGATGTTGTTAATGAAGATTTAGGTGTTTGGTTTGGTAAAAAGAAAAAACCTAAAGGAAGCAAACAACCAAAAGGTCCTTGGGTTAATATATGTAAAAAAGTAGATGGTAAACACCCGCCTTGTGGTAGACCTGATACTTCTAAAGGAGCTTATCCTAAATGTCGTGCAGCTGGAGTTGCGGGAAAAATGTCTGATTCCGCAAAACGTGCCGCTTGTCAACAAAAAAGAAAGGCGGAAAAACAAGATACTCAAACAGGAAAGGGACAAAAACCAATTATGACATCATATAAGCCTAAAAAGAAAAAGACCAACGAATCGGTCTTAATCAATTTAATTAGAAAGGCTTTAGATTAATAGATACTTTTACTAACTCTAATACCTGGTTTAAGAGGTTCGTATTCTCTTTTTGGTCTTGAATATTGACCTGTGCTAAATTCAGAATTTAAGGCTTCTAAAGCACCTCTATATCCACCTGTTTCATCTGACAGTAATCTATCAATAACGTCTTGAATTAAACTTCTATCAAGTCTTCCGTATTCTGGTTCTTCTGACATCTCTCTTAATGCTTTTTTTATTTGTGTATCTAACTTTGACATGATTTAAATATTAACAATTTATTTTACTATAAATATTATCAAGTGAGTGATTTATTTGAGTTTCAAGTTCTTTTTCAATATTCATTGCTCTTAACTCCATTTCTTTACGAAAATAATTAATAAGTTTTTCCCACTGAGTACTACTTAATTTGATAAAATAACTGTAGGTATGATTTGTAACCGTAACTTGTCCACCATCCATTGTAATAAAAATACCTAATCTATCATTTCGGATATATTTTTTATCAGATATAGGGGCAATAATTAGTTCAGAATCTTCTGAATGGATGAGTTTTCTACATATAGTGGAACATTTCCTCACGTTTGACATATATATGTCAAATTCGGTGTCCTTTCGGTCTAATTTACGTAAATATAGACGATATTTAACCCACAGTTTTTTAATTATAGTCATGTCATTTATGATTTGACTACAAATATACTATGATTTTTTAATAATTCAAAATAATTGATTAACAATATGCCCCTGAACAATGTTTTTTCCCATCTAAACCTGGCATACGTCCTTTACAAACTTGTACAGCATAACCATTAGCATAAGCTGAAGGATATACGTCAAATTTTGATTTAGCGGCAGCCTTACCACGAGCACATAATTTAGTACCTGCCTTTTTACGACCTTCAGTCATAGATGTCATAGATAATCCCAGTGCTTTATTAGGGTCCATTCCATCCGCCTCATCTGCAAGAGCTAAATCATCAAAATTAATATTTTCAATAACCTCTTCAGATTTCCACATGTCACCACTTTTTGTTTCATTCATTAAGAAATCAAAAACTTGGTCCATATTATTTTTGGCTTCAGCAATGTGGTCTTGAGCCCAATCGTGCCCATTAGATAGAATTTTTTCAACCATATCATGGTCTAAATCTAATAATAATCCACATTGTCTTTTCATTTGTTCTAAATTACTGAAAAACATATATCTTTCAGATTCTTCTTTAAGTACTTTTTTAATTATGTTATTTAAATTTTTCATATTACGCAATCATATCATCTTCTTTTAGGTCATTACAGACAACATCCAAAAACACTTCAATATCGTGTTCTAATCCTTCATAATCTTCAAATACATTAGTCCCTTCGGTTGTGTTTTCAAACATACAAGTTTGAAAATTACCTTCTGTATCACAGTAAATTTCACCATAATAATCACTATCATCAACTGTTAGATATCCTGTATGTATTTTTTCATCTTCAGTATCTTGTGTTGATTCATATCTAAATTTAAACGATGGCATTCCTGGAAATTCAAAAGACCAAAAACCACCAGCTTTTGTCATAAAATCATCTTTAGATGATGGTTCATCTTCTATTGATATACCTTTAGTAAATTTCTGAAGAGTTTCTTTTTCTTCAGGTGTGATTGATTCCATACCTGATTGACTAATTTTATCTAAAATTACATCAATTTTATCCTCACCTGGTTGTAATGCTTCGGATAATACAAATTTCAATAATTTTATATATTCGCCCTCTTTTAATGTTACTTTTTTCATTTTTTGTTAACTATTTGAAACGTTAGTGTTTTTTTATAAGTATTCACTTCACCTGAAGAATATACTTTTATATCCACATTATATTCATTAGGGATTTTATCTCTAGTATCAAATACAAAATAATATTCATTTGAACTTCTATTAACTTGTGTCCAAGATTGGACTTCCACTTCTGTAGTACCTTCTTTAACATAAATTCTATAATAGGAACTAACAGGTGTTAATATTTGTGAAGCAGTATATGCCTTTTTAATCACAACCCCAACTCTACGAATATCAGTATTTAAAACTTTTTCATCTTGTTTAATTCCATAAAAGTCAAAACCGTATAATTCAGGTTCTTTACTTTCAGGTGATAATGAGAAACCAAAACTATTAGGTAAAACAGTTAAATCATTAACAACATCTGGAAGTGTTACACCGTTATAAATTAAATTAGACCAAGTGTCAGTAAACATACATGGTGTTGTAGCAGTTATGGCACTTGTTGTAATTTCATAAACTCCTTGTGTTTTTAAACACGCTGTATAAGTACCAATAGTGTTCCCTATGTTATTTTCTAAAATTACTGTTGGTAAACTATCTAAAGTAATAGGTTGTCCATTGATGTAAGAGTATAGATAAAGTTTGTTACTATTATGTGAATAAAAAGAATTTCTATCGTCTTGTATTAAATCATTATATGTTGTTTCAAGATAAGGCTCGTAAAAAGTTTGTGTGTGTCTTGTAAAAAACCCTACAGAATAATTTTCAGTTAATCCTGTTAAATTTTCTAATTCAGGTAAAAACGCAACACCCCATCCTGTAAATCCTGATGTTGAACCTGTAAGATATTGATTAATTTCATTTGTCATATCAAATTCAATATCCTCATTCCCAAATTCAAAATGTTGGGTATCAACAATTATTAAATCAGAATAATTAACTAAACTATTATTTGTATTATCATATATTCCATTTGTACTCCAACCACTTAATGTAGTTGTTTGATACCAATTTGAAGGTCTTTGTGAGTAAGCTTTATCTTGAGGTAGGGCAATCGGTGATAATAAACCATTACCTGTGTTTAAAGTTCTTTGAACATCGTAATAATCGTATCCTACCCCTTCATCCCACAACTGAGAGTTTCCAGTATTTCCTGATATTAATGGAATTCTAAATAAGATTAAATCAAACGATGTCGCTCTTAATCTTCCTTGACTTGTATATTCATTAGATAATACTTCTTTATCAAAAGAAGAAGTATTAGTCATTTTAAGAATATGTGTTATACCTGAAAATCCTGTACACCCTGTTGATATTGTTTTATCTTGTATTTTTCCAACAAGTTGTGAAAGGTCTAAATTAAATATAAATCTACTATATCCAGGTGAAGCTATCACAGAATCTGCCGAACCAAAATAAAGTTGCGTGTATGGTGACTTTCCAGTATTAACATAACTGTTTGAAAGTATTGTATTGTTTTTACTAAAATATGAACGATGGATTGACATTTACTCTTTTTAGATAAATATCAATTTATACGAATATTTTGATTTAGAACTTTACTATCAAAAAGTTTCCATTCGGAATCTAATTTTGTTTTAGTTGTTGCAAAAGAATTTCCTTCAGCTGTCTCAAATGGAGTACGTCTATGATATTCGTGGATATGGTTTAATAAAAAATCAACCATTAAATTTAATAAATCTCTTAAAGCTTCCCCTCTAACCATTGAATTTGTTGATTCGTAATAATTACCTGAAAGAGTTGGTTCATTTATTCCATATACTTCGGAACTATTTAATTCTATTTTAGGGTAACCTGGAATCTGTGAAGAATTTGAAACTATAAATAATTTTTCTGAACCTAATACCGCATACCCAAAATCACCATTTTCAATTTTAACGGGTGTATAACTTACTTTTTTTGAAATTTGTTGTAATCCATATTTATCTTTTTTAGATATCAAACCCGCTCCTGGATTTTCTAATGGTTTTGATTTTGGGAACTCAACTAAATTTAATAATTTATTTACGTTTTCCCATTCATTCCCTATAGGTCCATTGGCAATTTTTTGTGTGGCAATTGATGGCCGGTAATAAAATGGGAATCTTTTATCTGTAATGTCAAGTGTTTGTCTAGGTGTTGTATAATTTAAATTAATACGTCCATCATTTAATCCTGATATTACTTTATTAATAATTGCTGCAACTTCTTCTATAGTCCCAATATTTAAAAATTCATGAGTAAAAGAAGTGTAAATATTTCCTGTAATAATACTTTGTGAAGTAAAATTATTAGTTAATGTTTCAGGTCCTTTACCTGGTAAATTATAAATGTTTATTATACCAGAAAAAGGTCCGCTACTACCTAAACCATAGGTAATTTGATATTCAACTAATTTTAAAATTTGTTCAGAAACCGTATTATTTTGAGTTATTGTTTTTTTAGTTCCTTTAGTTGTTCTTGCATCAAAATTTGATAATTGTAAAAAACTTCTTTTTGTATTAACAATTGGATAAACTAATGAATTTAAAATTGGTGTTTTTTTTGAACGTAATAATATTTCAGTATCTTTTAAAATAATATCTGACCTTCCTTTTGAATATAATGCAAAATCTTCAGGTTCTGCAAATACTCCTTTGGTTAGTGAGTTAAAATAACCTTTAGATGACTTAAGCGGAATTCCTGGTTTAACATTCGCTCCACTCGCTAATGTACTTCTTGATTGATTTGAATTTTCTTGTGAAAGAGCCATCATTGATGATATTGGACCCTTCAAATAAAATTGGTTTTTTCTACCTGTATTCTCAGACCAATTAGAATAAATTAAATGTACATAGTCGTTTACCGCAGGAATTATATTAACTTGAACAGGAAGAAATGATAAAAAAACAAAGGGGTCTGAAAATGCTGGTTCAGTAAATTCTTTATACCAAAATTCTTCTCTTATATCTGTTTCTTGGTCATTTAAAACTGATTTTTCTCCAATTTTAATATCCCTTAAAGATGATACAATTTGTTGGAATTTTTCCCATTCAGGTTTAACACGAATTCGTTCACGCAAATCAATGTCTGAAATGTCAATGACAGTCCCCCCAAATAAAATTCTATGACTGTCTTGACTCATACTCGTTTAAAATTTTGTTATATGTTGATTCTAATTTATCTAACTTTTTAGTTAATTCAATAACTAATTTTTTTGTGGTATCAAATTCCTTTGATAAAAAATCCATAGCCAATACTAAATCTTTATTAGATTTAGATTTATGGTCAATTAATATTTCTTTTATTTTTTCTGACATATTAAAAATATTTTCCAGTTACCCTTACATTACCTGTTAATTGTCCTGTTGGTGGTATCGTTTCCGCAACTATAACACCCTCAACTTTACCATTTTTAGCTCTTTCTTTGAAAGATGATGTGAAAACTGCTATTTTTTCAATAGTACCGTAATCAGTTGAACCATTTATACCTGGACCTGTTGGGATACCTATTTTTTCCATTTGTAAAATATATTCAACAACTTCTTTTTGGGGTAAGACACCTGAAAGATATTCTGTTAAATACAAAAATGATGTTGGTAAAATGTATTTTTTAGGTGGTAATGTTAATTTTAGTAAATTTAAAATTTGATTAACAACTGATTTACAACTTCTAAAATCTTGAATTAAATTAGCAACACCTTTTGCTGTTTTTCCAATGTTATTTAATTCTTCCATACTATCTAATATTGATGCAATTGCATATTTTGACATTTTTGATTTTTCAATAATTAAATCTTTTATGGTTCGTTTAACTAATTTTAAAATGTCTTGTTTTAATTGATTAAATAACGCCTCAATAAATAATGCACTTATTTTTGATGTAACATCAATTATAAATCTTCTATTTGTTTTAGCAAAGGCCATTAAACCTGGTGATTGAGCTTCAATATCATTAATAATATTGTTATCCAAATTTGATATAGTACTACTTAATGCTTTTGACATTGTAATAAAAGGAAATATTACTTTTGGTGATAGAATAGATTGAATTACTCCTGTTACAAAATTATTAATTATATTTTTGTCATATGATACTAAAGGTAATATTGACTGTAATTGCCATCTATTATCATTGGATAAATTAAAATAAACTTCTTGCATAATTGTATCCATATTACTACCATTATCATTTATTTCACTAATAGTTTCAAAAACATAATTTACATCTGTAATAGGTAATTGAAGATTATTACAATCAATAAATTCAACATAACCTCTACGGATTATTGAAATTTCATTTTCTATTTGTGATAATTGATTAGGTGTGAATTCAAAAAAAGTATCAGACACATCATCAAGTTCTGGGTATTTTGAAATACCACTAACATCAATTTCTTGATTATAATCAAAACACATCCCCAAAATTCTTTGTAATATTTTAATAAATCTTTTATTATCATTTAGGTTAGAAGGTCCTGGATTAGTATTAGCACTAAGTATATTTAAAACCAAATCAAGAATTTTGGCAACTGCATTATTAAAATCAAATAACCTTAAAGTTTTAAAATAGTCAATAATGAAATCGGTAACTCTATTTGGAGCATTTATACGGTCTAAAAGAACTATTTTAAAATAATTCCCTTGTGTAACACCATTAAATGTCTCAAATGAAATTCTAAAAAGTTCTTGTCCTGAAGTACCATAATAAGTTTGTTGTATTGATGGAGTTTGAATTAAATCGTAAAAAAATCTATTTGTGGCTCTTGGTATTGATGTGGGGTCATATACATTTTTTTCATATATAGACGCACCTATTATAGAGTTAGGGTTTAATTTTAATTGTTTAAATAAATCAATATACTCAACATTTATGTATAATTCCTGATTTGTTTGATATACCTCTTCCTGAGAACAACCTAACGCCGATATCATGGAACTTAATAAAATCTCTTCAATAACACTTGGTAAATTTTGTAATTGATTTTTTAAAATTTTTATAAAAAAATTTGGAGTAGCATTTGTATTTGATTGTGAGATTAATTCAATTAATTCTTCATAAGAATTTGATGCTCTTTCTTTTATTTTTCTAGCTAAAGTTGCGGAATCTAAATTTATTTGAATACTATCTGATTTTTTTTGTAATTTATCAGTAGTTGTTTGAATAAAATTATTATAGTCATTTTTTACTTTCGTAAATTTATCAATGGCTTTAACTCTTTCTTTACTTTCTTTAAATCCTTCTTTAATATCTTCAGCCATTATAGATTAAATTTTTGAATGTCAGAGTTAATGTCTTTATCAATTAAACCTTGTAAGATATCATCATCCATTGATGTTATATCAAAACTATCTTCTTGATTACTTCTTTTTTCCCATATATTAGATTGAAGCTTAGATAGTGTTAATTTTTTCTCAACACAATCATTAATAATTTTTTGTTGTTTTTCAATTACAGGACCAATAAGTGTCATATCTTCTGGTTCCTTCATCATTGAAATCATTTTATTTTGAATTCTAATGGCAGTTGAACGTTGTTCAACCAATTCATTATATATCTCTTGCATAAGAGCTAAAATAGACTCTTGTGTAAAATTTATTTGTTTTTTCTTTGGTTTGGTCATACCAATAAATATTTTTGGTATTATTTTTTAGTCAGGATTTACCTGTATTAATCCAGTATACAATTTTTTGAATTTTTTCATTGAAGCTCTTATTTCTTTTGTTGACATGTTTGTCATTTCACGTAAAGATAAAAGGATGACATTTTTATTAAATTTATTATTATCAGTTGCTGGAAAAATAGTTTCGTAGTTTTCTAAAATCTCAACTAAAGATAATCCTAATTTAAGTTCACTTTCATTTAATTCATTTTCCTCAATGATTTCTTTAATATAATCAATAAGAATTGGTATAAGATTAACTTCCTCAGGTTGCTCAATATCTAAATAATAAATCATTTGAGGTGCGTTTTCTAAATCACCTGAAATATCTTCATATGATATTTTTCTATTTGTTTCTTTTTGGTCTTTTAATATTTGACCCATTAAATAGTTTTTACAAATAGTACCAAAATACGAATAGGCTTTCTTTTCTTTTGAAGGACTAAATTTATCAATTTTAGTAATTAAAAATGAAT